TTTAGCCATGTATTCATTAATTTTACCTTTTTCTTCTTCATCATACATTTTGTCTTTGTAATATCTAGGCATGGCAATTTTTTTTCCGTCTTTAATAGGTACATACATTCGTTTTTCTAAATCTTGTTTGTGCCAATTTATCATCTGTTCTGATAAATAATTACTACCTAAACCTTTTGACATAACACTAAATTCCTTTTTTCTATCATCATTTTGATGCATAGGTATTTGTGATTTTTTTGACATATATTTTAACGTATAACCGATAGAGGCATCACTAACATTGCCAATATGATAAGTACCAATAGACTTATTATTAAGAGCCCAAGCACGTGCAATGTTGTCTCTATTAGCGTTAAAAAGAATAACATGATAATGCGGACGCTTTTTGGTTGAACCATACTCACCCACTGCATAATATTTAAGTTTTTCATTTTCTAATTTTCTTAGTCGTTTAAAAAATTTTTGTAAATCAGATAATTTTAACGTCATATAACCATTTTCCGTAATAGGTACATAATCAGTATCATAAGTTAAGGTAAGAAAAAGAGCGGACTTACTCCGCTCTCCTTCCTTAACTAATCTAAAAGACCATCCACTTGTTCTACGTTTTTTGCAGGGGGGACATTTTCCACATGGAAAAGGTATATGTTCTCCTTTTATTTGTTCTTTTTTATAAAAGGGTGTAATACACCTACTACTCATATTTAAAACATTGGTGTTCCAAATTTAGGCATAGGTCTAATAGCCTTGATTTTATTTAATACATGACAATATAAAGATTGTGTTTCAGGATCATCAACTGCAAATATTCTTTTTGTTGGTTCACATTCAATAAATGAAGTACTTAATGAAGGTTGAGATTCAAACTTTCTTCCTAAATGCCAATAATCTAGTGAATTTCTAAAATCAGCAGCAACTCTACTTGGCATATATTTATACTCTGCATAACGAGGTACATATCCAAATGTATCGCTACCTGTTGTAGTATAAGCATATATTTCATTGTTTTCAACAGCTTGTTCACCAATATGAGCAAATGAAGGCCAATAATAATCTAATGTATCATTTTTAAGGAATGTTTTTGGAATACCTTGTTGATATGCTGTTTTTGGCATAACTGACATAATACCAATAATATATCCGTGTTCTTCGCAATAATAAGAACCTGAACGACCACTTGATACACTAATACCATGACCTGCCAAATTTCCTTGTGGCAAACCTTCTGTTTGACCGGTTGTATTTACTATTTCACTAATAACTACAGGGCTTTTAACACCTGTAATATACTCTGGACGTTGTAAACGTTTGTCTGAAGATTTAACACCAAAATGTGTTAAAATATTTTCTATATAACGAGTACCACCTCTAGCGTTTTTCTCTAGCCATTCTTGTAATTTAAATGCTCTTCTTAAATCATTAATAGTTGTAGGTTCTACATCTGCAGTAATCTGTGGTACATATAAACCATCAGTTAAAGGACTAGGTACACCACCATTTACGTCGTAATTTCCACTAGTAGCAACAACATCTGGAGAACCAGCGCCATTTTTACCAGCTACTTTAGTCCAAGGAACATCAATTGTTCCAAGAGGAATATCAACTGCAGCACCTTTTTGTGCAAATGGTAATGAAGCAGTGAAATAATCATGTTCCCATGCTCTTTTACGTAAAGTACATAACTCTCTAACTTTTGCCCATGATGTTAATTGAGAACCATCAGCCATTTTATAATCTACAGGAGTAACCAAGTTTTGATCTCGATAATATTCATTGTAAATACATTGATAAGCAGCGAATGGTAAAGCATTTATATTTACATTTTCAGCAGCATTATCAGGAGTAGGTACACCTAAATAATCAGCAAATAGAGAAGCAGTTGCTCCAGCATCAGTAGGCCCAGCATTTTGAGGCTTAAATACGTTAGATGGTAAGTAAGGCATAACTAAACCACTATTAGCATCAGTAATAAATTTTTCCCAATTTGACCAAGTTAAACGATTTGGTACAAAGAAATAGTGCATCGTTACATCCATTCTATGCATAACTGGAGCAATCATAGGGGCAAATCGAATAATACTTTCGCAGCCTAATTCAAATTTATCGCCAGGTACACATTCTAAAGCTAATATGGGTGTAAGATTTCCCATGTCAGCACTTAATTTCACGTCATGCGTGAGATCAAAGACATTCTTTTTTGGTCTTTGTAACTTAATCGAATTAAATAAATTCGGTTTCATGTTGTTTGTTTTTTGTTAATAATAATAGTTTAAATAAAGGGGTGACTAACCCCTTTTTGTTATAGTCTAATTCCACCACGAGATACATAGTAACTGCGGCTTACTTTACGTCGTTTGCCATAACCGCGCTTTCCAAATGAGCGGCGATATGATGTTCGTCTTCGCATTTTTTTGTTTTTATTTTGTTAGAAAAATACTTTACCATAGCTTGATCTATATATGGTCTTAATAACTTTTTTTCGTTAATATCTGAATTGTTATACCAACGAACTAATCTAATTATTTCATCTTGTGTATATAATCTCATATTATTTAAATTTTGGTAATATTTTACCCATATTAAAAGGTAGTAACATTCCACCTAATCCTATAATTGTATTAATCCAAGACATATCTACATTTTCACTTTCTAATTGTCTCCTAATAGGTTCTGTAATTTGTTTGTATAAATTTTGTTGATTAAAATCTTCTGTTGTAATTTTTTTACGTGTCAAATCAGTACCAATTTGAATTGATTTTTGCATAGCTCTTTGAATAGCTAATTGTTGATTTTTTTCTAAACGAAGAAACTCGTTAGAAGTAGTTATTTTTTCAATTTCTCCTTTTAACCGTTGTTTTTGTAAATCATTAAGATTTAACTGGTCTACTTTTAAAGCAGTATCTGCTTGAATATTTTTAGTTCTTTCTAAAGACTGTGCATTTTCAATAGCAGGTTTTGAAGTTAAAGCATCTTTACCACCTCTAGTGATATCATTTTGAAGATTTCTAAAATCTATATTAGATCTAATATAATCTGATTCATCTTTAATCTTTTGAGTGGAAGCTTGTGTTTGTTGTAATTGTGCAGCAGCAGTTTGCATAGATAAATCTTGCAATTTTAATTTGTTTGATTTTCCTAATACACCTAAAGCACTTTCATCTAATTTTGGTGCTATAGCTTCTGAACTTCTTACGGCAGGGCCATTTGACATTTGTGAGTATATAAGATTCGGATTTAAACCGGCTTCCTTATAACGTTGCATTTGTTGTTGAGGACTGTTATATGAATTTTGCATATTCCAATCTTGTAAAGCCCATTTTCTGTTTTGAGCATTTGTATAAACTTGTGAGCCTGTATTTAACAGACTAGCTCCGAGTTGTAACCAAGGTTCTACTGGCATTTTTTTTGTTTTTTTTGTGACACAATAGTTTTTATTTGTTTTGTTCAATTGTAGTGCGTCGTACCTCCTTCGTCCTCTTTCACTTTCCAAATTTAACTATTTGGTGTCAATAAGCACTAATATATCAAGGTAATTAGTGCTTATTTACTGACGCGCTACGCTTGTCTTCATAAAAATAGGCATGCAAGTAAACTTGCACACCCATTTTTCTGTTAGTCAAGTGTTGAAACATCTTGACTTTGGATATCTTCAATATCCTGTTTTGACAACTTTGCAGTTGTCTTATCTACTTTTTTGCTCTTTAAACGCTCTTCGATTTCGGCAAGTTCTTGACGAGCAGCTATCTCAAGTTCTTGACGTTCAGCCAAATCGAGTCTGCGAGGGTCAATACCATCGCCATCTTCACCTTCATAAATAGGTTCATTACTACCACCTAAAGGTAAACCACTAGCATAACGTGTTAAAATTTCTTTAACTGTTAATGCTTGATCTGGAATTGTCTGGGAGGGTTCGAAGTCTTTTTCTGCATCATTAAATTCTGATGCATTAAAAATGTTTCTAATTTTCATAAATAATTTGATTTACGTTCTAATTCAGCAGCTTTATGCATTTTAGCGAAAGCAAAAATGTGTCGCTCTGATAATACTTTTTCTTGTTCTGTAAAATTGTCAAATTCTTTCGATTGTGCAAGAAGTAATTCTTCACCAATTTTAGCCATGTATTCATTAATTTTACCTTTTTCTTCTTCATCATACATTTTGTCTTTGTAATATCTAGGCATGGCAATTTTTTTTCCGTCTTTAATAGGTACATACATTCGTTTTTCTAAATCTTGT